CAACGTTAACCCATACCGCACCATCATAAACCCATAACTCATCATCGGCATTATCAATAACACCTTGACCAGTTACTGCTGATGGGAATGCGGTATTAAGAGTAGCTTGTTGGTCGCCACCAGCGTCAACATCAGTAACAGAACCGATAACATTAAACCCTGGACCGTATGTACCTTGAGTACCTTGTGAACCCTCATCGCCTTGAAGTCCTGATGTACCTTGAATTCCTGCACCAACTGCGTTCCATGCTGTACCATTAGAAACATAAATTAACCCGTCGGAACCATAAGCAATGGCACCTTTGTACGGGGCTGGATCTAATTGAATAGGTACTGCTTGAGGAGTACCCTGTCCAATTACTCGTGAACCGCTAATTGATTTGAAAGCCATTATACATCATCCTCCTCGGATTGACCAAGTGTAAAGGATAACGTAGCATGTACTGCTAAGTTTGTATCACATTTTAGTTCTAATAAATCACCTGACTTAAAGAACTGACCATTAAGTGGTAATGGAATAGTATCATATCCTGGGATCTGTAAATTCCTAATTAAATAAAATTCTGAATTAATATCTTCCCTATGGACCCTTACATCAGCAGCGACTGTATTTGCTGTGATGTTACATAGAATGAGCGGTGAAATAACTTCACCAACGCCGGGTTCTACTGTTGTTGAACCACCAAAGACTAGCTCTGGTACTTCGTAGTTTGGTACCTCAATCATTGTCTGCCAGTTGGTTGTCAATGTAAAGGATTTGGCGACCGGCTTCGCGTCGGGTGCCTGTGTTGTTGCTATTGTGTAAATTGCCATTATAGAGCTGCCCTACTGTTTGATGCACGTCTTGCAAGTTTTCTAACTGATGAAGTGAATGGTCGACCTTCAATTCGACCTGTTCTACCGTTAATCTTTAGACCTCTTGCGAAGTACTGGTTATTTAATTCGTCTGATCCTGACCATCTAATTCTACCACCACCTTCTGATAATACAGAGGCATTAGCACCGATTGCCGCGCCAACGTTTCTGAAGTTCAGAGGTAAGGCGTTTCTGTTAACACCTGCCGAAGCACCGTTAAACTGGTGAGCAATGGACTCAACGAGTGATCCAAAGACCAAGAAGTCTGGCCTAATAACACTTTCTGTAATAAGATTGTCTATCAATTCGGTTACCATTGTTGAGTGATCCACATCAGGAGCGATATTTGTATTTATATAAGTTTTCATGCGCGCCCATGCGCCAGTGAATGAGTCAAGTAAATCAGTATTGTTATTTCCTACTGTATCCCAAGTAGTTCCATTCCATACATATATAATACCGGCATAACGATTTGCATTGTTATCTGTTGGAACAATATAAGCATCCCAACGTTTAACATTAGTCAATGCATTTCTTGCCGCAACATTTTGTACTGTACCTTTAAATCTTAACTTACGCCAATCAGCAAATGTATCCGGTGCGTTAAACACTGGGAATACATGTTGAGCATCGATATTAAATAATGCGCCAACGAAGCTTCGTGATGCCTTATCGGAACCAACAGTTCCAACAACCGGATCAATAACTCTACCTTTGAAATCGTTCATAAGAACTTTAATGAGGTTACCACCGTCACGATATGTTTTCGGTAAGTCGATAAACTTATATTCAGAAGTAATAAATCGTTGTACTTCTCTTTGTAATTTGTTTCTGTTATTGCTAAGAATATCCTTAGCAAAGTTGAATGTCTTATCAGTTTCCCATCCGAAGTTAGGCTCTTCTTTTGGTCCAAGTGATTTCGGTGTGTTATAGAACATTACGTTATGTAATATATCACCGAGTCTTATAGCTTGAGCCTCTTGAGTAGTTGTACCTAATTCAGAACGTATAGCTTGATTTGGTAACTTACCGATAACAACTTGACTTACGATTTTACCAAGTTGACGGTATGCTTTTGCTGTTGCAACCCTTGTATCCTCAGGAATACGTAATTCGTTATTCCAATAATAGAAGTCTGCGTTCCAATGAGTAGCTAAGTTACCACCATAGTTAAGATCCCAAGACATCGCATCAATAATATACCCTGCGTCTCTGCGACACTTAGCTTTAGAGTAATCAATAATTGTAAATGTATCTTTAAGGAATTTAGTAACATCATCTGCAAGTTCGTCAAGGTTATCATCAATAATTTTTGAAGCTTCGATTTTACCAGCATCAACCCAGCTTGTGTCAGGCTCAATAATATCTGGTAGACCATCGATGTTATCTCTTCGTATTGCATCTTCAACGATACGAACTAGATCAGCAACCTCTTCGCCTTCAACTGATGTTGCCGCAGTTATTGATGTATCTTGTGTTGTCCAAGTTTTAACTGCTTTCTTCAATCCGCCTTCAGTTGCACTTACGAATGTATGAGCACCTGAGTATGTAGCCGCTGCGCCAACCCACATTGTAATTACATTGCCATTAACATGAAGAATTGGACAAGGTGTATCGTAATATGGATGATGCGCCTCAGGTACCGCGTGGTCAGTTGGACCAGCACCATTATCACAGTTGAATGTAAAGCTTGCTGGTTCAAACGATACATAATCACCAATTTCTAAACCGTGGTCTGCATCGATAGTTGCAGTAAAGTAACCTGTGTCAGCATCATATGTTGCATCAGTTGAAGTAAATCCTCTCTGATATGCAGTTTCATTTTGAACAATTGATTTAACAACCCCAGCCATCTCTGTAAAGAAGTGAGCAGTCTGTTGTCTTTGGTCTGCAGGTAATATTGAATGAGCGCCTTCGAAGTATAGACCCGCAGTCATTATCATTGCATAGTTAGTTGTATAGTTAACATCGTGTGATATAGCATCAATCATTACGCCAACATCTCTACGACATTTTTCTTTTGAGTATGATATGCCATTATATTCGTTAGCAATATGGATTTGTAAATCCTTCGCCATTTGAATTGAGTTATCATCAACTGCATTCTTAGCAACTAATAAATCAGATTGTACCCAAGTTAAGTCAGGATCAATTCGTGATGGAATATTTGCTGGGCTATTATCATCAGATACTTTTGCCAACATAGTTGCTAATGATTTTGCTTCATCCGCAATTGTACGTCTAGCAGCTCTAAATTTCATCTCTTGTCTAACTGTGTTACCAGTGATATGAGTGATTGAATTTAATGTTGAACTTACGAATGTATGAGCACCGCCACCTTTACCGTATGGAACCTTGCCAACATTCATAGTGATTGTTGTACCAGTCCTTGACAGAATTTTCATTGGTGCGTTATAATATGGATCACCTGATTGTGGGCTTGGGTGTAATGCAATATCGCCATCTAATGAACATGTAAAGTTAATGCTCTCTGGTGCAATCATCACATAATCTCCAGTTTTAAGATTATGATTTGCTATAGTTGCAGTGAATACGCCAGTATCAGGATCGTATGTTGCAGTTGATGGTGTAAACTTACGACCTTCTTTACGTGGTACCATTTCGTTACGAGTTACCCAACGAACTACCTTACCAAGATATTCAAATGCTTCTCTTGTTGATTGACGTTGGTCAATTGGTAGAATATTTACCGCATTTTTGAAGTAAAGTTCAGCAGTACCATGCATTGCAGAGTTACCACCATATTGAATATCGTGAGAAATTGCATCAACAATATAACCTGTATCTCTTCTGCATCGTGCTTCATCGTACTCAAGGTAATCGAAATTATCTCTTAGGTATTGAGTAATCGTACCTTGTAGATTATTTTTACGTCCTTTGATTAATGTAGCTTCAGGATCGTATAAGTAGTTTTCAGCGCCAACAGTATTTGTAGCAATTTCTGAAACATCAGGCATATTGATTAATGAGTCGTCAGCAATTAAGTCTCCAACTATTTTCCATAATGATGTAATATGCTGTGCGATTGGAACAGTAACTACACCGAATGAGGTATTTTGAGTAACGGTATTACCAGCTGATCTGCCTACTGTTTGTTTTAGAACAATTTGACTTGCTACTGAACTTAAGTGAGTATATAATGCAGCGGTCGGTGCCCTTTGAGCTGAACTCAATGTGGATAGACCATTCTCAAAATATAGTTTAGCAACATCAAGCATCGCAGTATTTGACTCGTGTTGTGTATCGTATGATACCGCGTCAACCATAATACCTGTGTCACGTTTACATTTATTTACATCATATGATAATCCGCCGTAGTTTGCGTTGACCCATGCTGTTGCTTCTTCTTTTAAAAATTCTCTATTAAGTTGAAGCGCTTGACGAGCAAATACGTGGTTATCAGAAATTTGACCATCACCGTAGTTATAGTTTGTACCATCTGGTGTGTAATCATTAATCATAGATGTAATAATGTTATTGAAGGAATCCTGAGCTCTAGTAAGTGCTACACCGGAAAGCTGTGCTTCGATGTCTTTTTGTACATATCTGATTCCTTCAATTGTTTCGGCAAGTTGGTCCTCAATAACCTTATCAGCACCTACAGTACCAATACGATATGATTTACCGATATACTTACCATTGTATGTTGAACCTGTTTGAACATCTCTTCTAACCGCATCGATAATGAAGCCTGCATCTCTAGCACATTTTGCTTCATCGAATGTATAGTTATTATCTCGTACGAATTGAATAAGCTCTTCTTGGATAAACGTTCTGTTCCATTGTAGAGATTTACGTGCGAATGTTCTAGCAGGATCTGCTTTTGGTTTAGTTAATAAGTTCTCCGTAGGCAGTGGCTTAGGAGTTCTTTGACTAATATCTAATGAACCTCTGTAATCTGGGATTACCAATCTGTCGTCAACAATATTCGCTATAACCATTGCTAGGTCAGATGCGATAGTTCCTGTTGCAGTATCAGCAGCTTGTAGTGATACGTTTTGATATAGAAGGTTACCATTAATTTCTGAAATAGCGTCAGTTAATGCAGATACGAATGTATGAGCACCAGTATATGCTCCAGCATTACCTACCCACATTGTAATCGTTGTTGCATCAGCACCAATAATTGGACACGCTTTGTTAAAGAAGCGATGATGTGACTCAGGGCTTGCATGATTTTCTGGACCGCTACCATTATCACAAGAGAATGTAATTGCTCCTGGTTTAAACCAAACGTGATCGGCTGTTGTTAATGTGTGAGTACCGATAGTAGCAACCATGATACCTGTAACAGGATCGTATGTTGCGCCAGTTGGAGTAAATCTTGTTCCAAAGATTGGTTCTTGTACTTCATTCTTAACAACTTTTTCCATTACACTTGCAAGGTGAGTGAATGCCAATCTTGTTGGTTCTCTCTGATATTGAGGTAATACGTTAATAGCACCTTCAAAATAATATCTTGCATTGAATATTGTAGCAGAGTCTCCGCCATATTCTAAGTCTTCTGAAATCGCGTCAACAATGTAACCCGTATCTCTTGGGCATTTCTCTAAGCTATATGCTAAGCCATTATATGTGTCTGCGATATACTCATTGATTTCAGTTTGATACTTAACAGCTTGACCTTTGATTGACTCAAATTCTGCGCCTAATGTATAGTTTGCAGTGAAAGTATCAAATGCTGGTTCAACGATCGCTGGGATTGTACCATCATTTTCTCTGATAACCGCGCCAACATCGTGGAATAATTTTTCAGCGTGTTGAGCAACTGCAGGTTTAATAGACCTTCGTACACCGTCAGTTAATGCGCTTACGAATGAATGAACCTTATCAACTCTAGCTTCACCAACTTGTAATGTAATAGTTGTTGGAGTAACTGAGTCAATTCTAACTGGTTTGTTATAAATTGGATCAGTTGGTCTAGGGTGTGATATGTTAGTTGGAATTTCAGTTGGTCCTGATGCGCAAGATAATGTAATTGCATTCTCTGCAAAGATTACATAATCCTTTTCAGTAAATGAGTGAGTACCCAATGTCATTGTCATAACGCCAGAGTTATGATCGTATACAACACCTGTTGGTGTATAAGCCTCTGCCATATTTGCTACATTAACTGCATCAGCAGTAACCGATACGAATGTATGTACAGTTTGTGGCTCATGTTTCATTGCATTAGCTGTTGCACTTACGAATGTATGTACTGATCCAGAAGCTGATCCTGCGTCACCAACATTGAATGTCATTGTACCAGTTTGACGTCTGATTGAATTAGCCGTCGCGCTTACAAATATATGAGCACCATTATAAGGTGATGGTCCAACATTTAATTTGAATGTATCAGTTGTAACATCTGAGATTTCCAACCAACGGTTTGATGCGAAATCAGTAGCTCTTGGATAACCTTTTTCAACTGTGTTACCATCAAGTACGCATGTATATACTAATCCGTAATCTGCAATCATTACATAATCACCATTACTAAATCCGTGTCCAGCTACTGTGATTGTTGTATCACCACTTGATGGGCTATGAACTGCATTTGTTGGAGTATGTTGAGTTTCACCAACTGCAGTAATTGATAATGATTTACCAGTTAATGGATCGCCAACTCTTGGATATGTATGTTGAGTTGCATTACCGTCTTGGTCACAAGTAAATGTGAATGAGTTATTTTCTAAAACAATACCGTTACCAACTCTTAAACCATGTTGACCAACATTAACAATCATTTCACCGGTTGCCGCATCATAGTTTGCAGATGTTGGTGTAAAGTATTTGTTAGGACCTGATGCCCCGGCGTCTAGTGTAACTGTGCTTGATGTTACTTCTTTAACCAAATATGTTTTCAATGCGTATGGATCAAGTCCTGCTCGAGGATATGTTTTGGCTGCATCGTCACCATCCATTGTACATGTGAATGTAAAGCTATTTGGTTCCAATGTAACTCTATCATTAAGAGAAACACTGTGCCCCGGCATAGTCATTACGAAGTCACCATTTGCAGGATCGTATGTTGCAGTTGTTGGTGTATATGTTGTTGTTTCAACAATAGTTTGAGTTACCACACCTTGAAGTGGAGTAACAACTTCGTTTCTAACAATTTGACCAACTAGATCTGATGCAAAGAAGAATGCCTCTGATGTTGGAACAACTTCTTCATCATCTAATACTGGGATAGCATTTTCAAAATATAGTTTCGAGTTAGTTGCACTTAATGCATTCGAACCATTTTGTACATCCCATGCAATCAGGTCAACGAAGATACCCATATCTCTTTCACATGCAGCAGTGTTATATACGAAGTTTGGATAGTTAGCTGTGATAAACGCGATGATTTCTTTTTGGATAAACGATTTGTTAGTATGTATCGCTTTACCTGCTTGACGATGTTCTGGTGATATTGTTAAGTCACCATATACTGGATCATCTGCAGAAGCAATACCATTTGACATAATATCAATGATAGTATCAAATGCAGTGTTTGACCTTGTAATTGCTGTAGCATCAGTTAATACGTCAGTTGCGATTTTACCTTTGAGCCAAGTGATAGCACCAACAGTTTGAGTTAACTGATCGTTGATTACCGCGTTAGCGCCAACCGTACCAATTGTATAACCTTTACCTACATAGTAAGCGTTAACAGTTGAGTCTGTTAAAATATCTCTAGCAACCGCATCTAAAATTAAACCTGTATCCCTAGAGCATTTAGCATTGTCATAGACGAAGTAAGTATTTTCCATCCATTCTTTAACTTCATTTTGAAGGTAAGCTTTATTTTTCTGTAGGATACGAGAAGCATATGTACCTTGCTCTTTAGCGCCAACCTGTACAACCGCACCTTCATCGGCACTTACGAATGTATGTGGATCAGTGTTAGATCCTGCATCTCCGCAGTTTACTGTGATTGTATTTGATGTTGTTGAAGTAATTTCTAATGGTAATTGATAAGCCTTATCACCAATACGTGGTGAGTAATCAGTACCGCCACCATTGTGAGCACAACTGAATGCAAAGCTTAATGGCTGTAATTCAATATGGTCGCCAGTTGTCATACCGTGGTCAGTAATAGTAATAACCATGATACCAGTTACTGGGTCGTATGTAGCAGTTTCTGGTGTAAAGGCTTTTATAACTCTAGCAGAGTCTGAGAAGAATAATGCGTTTGAGTCGATTGAGTCTTCAGTTGCCGATACGAATGTGTGGTTATTAGCATGTCCGCCAGCATTACCAACATTAACAGTAATTGTATTTGATGTTACTCCAGTAACTCTTACTGGTTCTTTATATGCAGGGTGATCGTTTAATGGTGAAAGGTCTGTACCTGTTACACCACCAACATCACAACTGAATACCATTGACTCAGGTGCGATTTGGATCCATTTACCAACCGGTAAATCGTGTTGTCCGATAGTAATTTCTAACTCGCCAGTTACTGGGCTGTATGTTGCTGTTTGAGGAGTAAACTTACCAGTCCACATTCCCGCTTCACGTATTGCGTTGTTAGTTGCTGATACGAAAGTATGTACTGATGTATCGCTTGACTCACCAACATTAACAGTAATAGTTGTTGAAGTTCTTGCAGAAATTGTAACTGGCTTTTTATATGCAGGGTGCATTTTTTCAGCTTGAATACAATTATCTGATGCAGATACGAATGTATGAGCACCACCACCGTCAACAATTCCACCTACATTCATATAGATTTTTGTTGCATCAACTTTTTCAATAGTGATTTGTTTCTTATAGAATGGGTGATGTGATTCTGGTGCAGGGTGGTTTGTTATATCACCGTCAAGCTGGCAAGTAAAGATAATTGAACTTGGTTTAAATTCAACCTTATCACCAACCTTCAAGGTGTGTGTACCAATAGTTGCGCTAAACTCTCCAGTAGCAACATCGTATGAAGCGTCAGTTGGAGTAAAGTTTAAGAATTGAGTAGAAGGATATGAATGCTCAGTTGCGTTATTATCTAATGCACATGTAAATACTAAACTATTTGGTTCAATGTAAATTTCATCACCAACGTTAAAGTCATTAGAACCAATCGTCATATTAACATTCCCTGTTGCAGGATCGTATAATGCAGCAGATGGTGTATATTTTTTACCATTGTTATTTAGCAATCTCGACATTTCGTCAAAAGAAGCATTCGTTCTGTCAACTGCAATTGGGTTATCACCAATAAACGTAGCAGCTCTTGCTTTCAAATAATCAATCGAACCAACGGTTTGCTCTAACTGTTCAGTAACACTTACCTCACCAGATTTAGTACGGTAAGCAGCGCCAGTTTGAATAGCGTTATAGTTTGTACCAAGAATTAAATCACGTTGTACTGCAGGTAAAATATACTCTTCAGTATCTCTGTGACATTTTTTGCTATCATAGAAATACCATTCGTTGTCTGCCCATTCCATCATGTAGTCTTGGATGTATTCTTTATTTGCTTGTAGAATTTTACGTGCGTTACGCTTATCAACTGATATACCAGTGTTATCAGAGTATGTCAATAGCGAACCAATTACTGATACAGCATTATCAGCCGCTTCAACAAATCTGTGTTCGAAGTTTGCGGCGGTTAATCCTGGGTTAACTGTAATAGTTTTTGCTGATACCGCAACAATTGGTAACGCAGCCAAGTAAGCTTTTTCTGATTTACGTGGATGGCTAATTTTTGTTTTAAAGTTATCACTTGAACATGTGAATGTAAATGATTCTTCCTGAAGGTTAACGTAACGTCCAACTGTCAAGTCGTGTGTACCGATAGTAATAACCATCATACCAGTTGTTGGTTCGTACGTTGCTTTAGTTGGTGTATATTTGTCACCTGAACCTGCAATCGTATCAATAACGTTATTAAATGCAGAGTAAGCAGATGATGCCGCAGGAGCAGAGTTAGCTTGAATTAATTCATCAGTTGTTTTTCGTAATCTCTTAAACGAAGCAACTGTTTCATTTCTTTGGTTTTCAAGGCTTGTTCTTGCAGTGTTAACATAATATGCTAATCCAGCGTTTTCAGTATTATAATTTGTATCTAACATCATGTCAAATTTGACAGCAGGTAAGATATATTCCTGAACGTCTCTTTCACACTTAGCACTATCGTAAGCGTAGAAATCATCGTTATTATCAATCCAATCAACAAAGTCGTTGATGATTAATTCTCTGTTAGACTGAACAAGTTCTCTAGCAGCAGTCTGATCTGACTTACCAGTGTCTGAGAATATAATAGGGTTCGCTGCTTCTTCACCATTTTCTAAAATATTTAATGTTTCATTAAGTGAAGAGTTAACACGAGATATTAATTCAGAACCTGCGTTACCAAAGATACCACCATTTGTACTAACAATAGAGTCTTTAAGGTGATTAATAGATCCAGTAGTTTCTGTTAATTGTTCGTTAACAACAAGATATGAAATTGGTGAACGATATGAAATACCATTTAAGCGGCCCCAATAGTTACCTTTTGTAGCAACATCGAAACCAGTATTGTCAACAATAATTCCTGTATCTCTGAAACACTTATCAGCATTATAACCTTGATAACCTAAACCACCATCAGAAGTAGGTGATGTTAAGTAGTAAACCATGTCATCAATTATTTCATCTGATTTTGTTTCTAGTACGTCGGCAAACGCAGAGTTAGCAATTAAGTTTCCAGCAGTACCTTCAGCTGGTCTAATAATAACTGTTGAACCTCTTGCTCTCATTGATATGTCACCAAACTGAGAACCTGAGTTGTTCAATGTCATTTGGCCACCATCAAGAGCAAAGAACGCTTGGCGAGTAAAGATTGATAATGAACCAATACCGTTAACACCAGCACCGTTTTTAGCAACATAACCTGTACCGTTTTGAGTACGAGGTGTGAAACCAAAACATAATACGTATGTGTATAGTGAGTCTGTATCTAGTACCGCTCTATCTGCCAATAGACAACCACCGCCACGACCAACTAGTCTGTTAGGGAAATCATCAATACCGATTGACTCGATAGTACCTGTACCACCACGTTGTGCGTATAGTACATCGCCAACTTCAACATTACCCTTAAGGTTACGAACATAGATTTGTCTGTTAGCATCAATATCAGCAATATATGAAATATAACCTGATGCACCAGATGAGAATGTTACTTCATCATCAACTTCAAATTGAGTTTGAGCAGAGTGACCTGCAACTAAATAGAATTCCTGACCTAAATCAAGGATGGTACCTTTTGAGTTAAATGGATTTAACGGAGGTTCAACATCAAGTCTATTAAAGTTTGAAAGCTGTGTAGAGTCACGAAGATATGGAGAACGTCTTAGTAGAGCACCCGGTCTGTAGGCGATAGCAAAACCACCTTCAGGTTGGTCAAAGTTATCAACTTCGAAGTTCATGTAAGAGAAACCTTGGACATAACAACCAGATCCAACTAAGATACCGTTTGTTCTTTCCCAACCCTTTTTCTTTTGAATAAGTGTAGCATACTGACCACTGGTTGAAGTCATTGATGTATCATCAGGTAACATAACCGGCTCATCAACGTAGTAAGTACCAGGACCTACTGAGATGTGAACTGCGTTATTAATATCGTTACGATCATATGAACCACCAGCTTTTTCTAAAGCAAGTAACCCAGCACGTTTTAGTGTTTTAACTGGTTGTAAAATAGTTCCTGGGTATTTGTCGTCACCATCAGAAGCAACGTGGATCTTAAGTGATTTTTCTGTTTGTTTAGAGAATTCGTTATATAACTGACGATAAGTCATCTTCTCTGTTTCACCAGTCTTAACATTTTTCAATGCAAAGTAACTATCTTCGTCGAGCATTGGCTCAAACTCTTTAGTGATATTCATATCAAAGTCTACAAGAGTACTATCCTCGATTGTAGAATTAGCTACGACACCATCTTTAAATTCTGAATTTTCAATAACTGATTTTTGTTGACCAAGACCTTCAGTTGATGAACTTGTAATTGTCATATTCTGAGCAGTTACATTATCAAGTGTACCTTGGAATGATGAGTCAGTAATAACGTTATTAGCAAGTGTACCATCTTGGATTGTAGTATTAGTAAATACGTTATTATTACCAGTTCCATCAGAGAAATCTGAGTTAGTAATTTGAACGTTATTTGCAGTGCTATCATTTAATACTGAGTTAGTAATAACGTATTTACTAATACTACAATCCAAGATGGTACCTTGGAATGATGAGTCAGTAATAACGTTATTAGCAAGTGTACCATCTTGGATTGTAGTATTAGTAAATACGTTATTATT